GTGAAGTTTATCTTTAAGCTGTTGTTGCTCTTCTTTTGATTGTGCTAATAGTTCTGAATGATTAAGGGTTACGCTCTCGCCTGGAATTGGTATGGTTGTGAACTTGCCTCGGATCTGGCCCAACATCTCTTTTGAAACTGCTAGGGCGTATTTTCTAATCCACTGCTTGCCCATAGAATTAATGTTTTTATATGGAATGTTGTCAAAAGGAATTGTGTTTAGGTTGTTGATTCCTTGTGTGCCATCGGCAAATTCAGAGTTTTCTTCCCAAGCGTTTTGGTCATCAACATAAAACCTAAACCATACGCGATCGACATCCGAGAAGTCCCAGTAACCTGGGTTCGGGTATAGTCTTAAGTTGTTACTAATGATCTCGTACGAAAAGTGAGACGTTCTTGTATAAATGTTATCTTCATACATCATTGCTTGCATTTTGTTTTGCCAGGCTGGTACCACTTCAAACGTTGAGTCATCCGAAAACTGCCCGTATGTACTCATGTTGCCAACAGCGCCGATGCCTCCGTAATAGCCGTAGAATCTCCACATTGCACGAGGAGACTTGTAAAACACTTGTGTTACTATAATTCTCTTTCTATCTATAGAGCCAGAAAACGGCACTGTCTTTCCAGCAGAGTCAACCCCCGATGTTGAAGCATCGTTTACTATTTCTTGTAGATTGTAATCTTGTTTGTTCGTGGCTGGCTTGAAAGAAGCGGAGTATTGTGTTATCGTTCCACCAAAACCACCGATTGCGGCCATGTTATCCGCAACTTTTTTACCATACCCTACTTGGAACCGGGGATACGTTAAGTTTACTCCGGTTGGGCCTGTTTTTAGATCTCCTTTGTGGTCAAACGTCCCAGTGGTGTTCCCAAGGACGCTAGATAGAACATTCTTGCCCTGATGTAGATTGATGATATATGAGTATTCTAAGACGGCTTCTTCATAAGAAGAATAGACATTTGCCCTCGTAAGTTCAATGTCTATGACATCTCCACCTAACTTTCTATAGGTGTAGGCGACCTGTGTAGCCGCCCCCGATATAAAGTCGGCAGAACCTGTGTATATCCCAAATGGAACGGCTGCAGCAACCTCTGCTGTTGAGCCAGTAGAGGTCAGTATTACTGTGCTTTGTGTAGGATTTGGATCGAGATTAGTCGGCACACGGATGGCCCCCTATAGTTAGATAGTTTTGCGCTAGACAAACAGCGGCGTTGAACAACACTTTATTGATATGTTGTTTTGGTCTTCTTGGTCTTTGGCAAAACAGGCGTCTTTGGAGCGGCGACGGGAGTGCTCTCTTTTACCGGCGTTGTCACCGGCGTTGGCATCGGTGGCGCAGGTTGTACTTTAACTTCTGGAGTGGGTTTCACTACCTCTGCTGCTTCTATTACCTCTGCTACCTTGTTCCTACGTTTGTATCTCTTCCATGACTTACCCATTGTGTTCTCCTTTATAAGTTTGAGTGCTACTATATATAGTTTTCTTGGCCCAAAAACAACAAAAAACAAAATCTCAAAATTTAGGCGACGAAAAAATCTGCCGGATCGTCTATTTTGTTTTTTGTCCTCTAAATGAAAAAACCCCGCAACGAGTGCGAGGTTTCACAAATACTAAAGCGGGTTTACGCTTGTGTCAGTGCGGCGTGGGAATGACCCTCGACCATCCAGTTTGTTCCATTGCTATAGAAGTGAAGCGTGTCACCAAGTGAAGAGCCAACAAGGTGGGTTAACGAAGCCTTGTCATCGATTGCAACCCGTGTATAGGTTGTGCCAAAAGCGCCACCATTGTGTGTATAAGCCCCATACATCGTGGTTTCGAGGTCGTCTGTCTTGATCACGTGTGCGCCGGCGACACCCGAAATAAAGGTGAAGTGAACACCCTCGGAGTTTCCCGCGGGAGGAAGTGTATAAACAGCAATACCGGAAACAGGCTGCAGCAGGGCGCCCGAGTCATCGGCTGTCAAAACCTTAGTGGTCTGATAGACCTTTTTTCTATTTCCGGTAAGTAGACCGGTCATCATAAGGCGCGGTATGGAAAAAGTCTCCAACATTGATCTGAGGCGGGCGATATTCTGGTTATAGGGCATTGTGAAGAGTCTCCTTAAGGGTTAAATATAAATATTTGCTCTTTTCTATATTTAAGTAGTCTCCACCAATACAAAAGCCCCCGTCAAATGACGGGGGCTTTAAATATTTAGCTTATGCTATATCGTAAGTTTACGAAGTAGCGCCGCTCTCACCAAGTAGGCCGCGGACGACTACAAGACCGTACATATCAGGACGCACCATCTTCTTGGCGTAGCGCGTCATGACTCCCTTACGGGGCACGAAGTCTTCGGGTCCGAAGATTGTAGGTGTGGTCTGTAGTGGCACATAAGGTGCGTATACATAACCAGACTCAAGGAAACTTGAGCCTCTGCGTCCAACAAGGATCACATTACGAAGGAAGTATGGATCGACGTAAACATCGAACTTCTTAGTAAGTGAACCAACCTTCACAGCACCGATGGAACCACGCTCGTCGTCATGAGTGACGGAAGCACGGAAGCCAGCAGTGAACTCAAGGATGTTGGCAACTTCAGGTCCACAGACGATGAAGTTGGCGCCACCACGAAGAGTCTTGCGGTGAATCTGAGCTGAAACATCGTTGATTGTCTCAACGAGAGTCTCGTACCACTCAGAAACAGTACCGGTGAAGTCCGGTGCCTTGGTGCTAGCTCCCACTTCCACACCAGTTGTTCGGTTTACGAACAGACCAGGTGAACGTGACCAGTAATAGGTACTAGCAGTTGAGCCACGGATGAGATCCTCAAGAATCTCGCGATCGATCTCAAGAGCAATTTGCTCAGATAGAATGCTGGTAAGCTCGACCTCTGCATCAAGGTTGTGGTAGGCGTTAAGGTCTTGACCTAACTCCGGTGTCCACTTAGCCTTGAGCTTCTTGGTCACTGCTGTCACAGCAATACTATCGACTTTGATGTCGATCTCAGGGATCTTCTCGTTGTTCTCCAAGCCCCAGGGATCGTCACCGATCACAGAACCGAGAGCACCACCAGCGACAAAGTCGTCAGTGATTGGCCAAGAAGCCGAGATATTTGTCGACACCGAGCCGCCGCCCTCTGCGGCCTCGTGGCAGGAACTAGTCAAGAGTTGTTGCAATTGGAGTGCGCTTGTAGAGCCATCGTATGATGCGATGACAACAATAGCATGTGTAGTAGCTGAACCCGTTATACGAGTCAGACGCTTCAGTTGCACACCATATTGGGTAGCAGAGCCCGAAGACGCTATCTTACCCATACCAGCGTTACCGGCTGCACCCGAAAGTACAATCGCGCTCAAGTTACGGTTACCAAGGGATGCATCAAAGTCAGTTAACGTACTGAGCAAGATGCGACCAATAGCAACAGTCGCAGTACCTGACTGAGACTCAAGCTCGGCGTCATACTCACAAAGCTTCGGAATGTCACCAGCAGAAGAGCTATAAACACTCGAAGTAATGTACGCAAACGTCGATGTCATACCTGAACCAGTTGGGGAAGCATAACCGTTATTAAGGTTATACGGACCTTCTTCGGCATTAATACCTCCTAACAAGACTCCATCAACGATGCCCTTACCTACTCGTCCCTGACCATACAAAGACTCTTCATCACCCTGTGGGTTACCATAACCAAGACGGGGTACGCCCGGGCCACTTGTAGAGACTGTGAAGTCGAGGAAGAAGATAAGACCACTTGGTAGACTCATCGGTTGAACACTAACAAGATCGTTAGCAATCAGTCCCGCGAAAACACGACGAACGATGGGGAACGCAACTGCTGCGAAACCTTCGACGTCACCACCAGACATGGTGGAACTCTCACGGAGCAACTCTTTTGCTTGGTTTTCAAGCAAACGAGCCATGGCATTACGGCTTTTTTCGCCGGTTAGCCCTTCGAGAAGACCAGTCTTCTCCCATTTATTTAAAAGCGCACTTCCTTCAGCGCGCATATCTCGATTGACGATACCTTCAGTCAACCTTTCTACTATATTAGACATATCAAATCACCTCCTTAAATTATTAATGATTATTTTATTTTATTCCAGCTAGTCTTTTCATCCGATCTTGGAAAGGATCGGACACCGTGGACTCTTTACGAGTAGCACGGATAACAGATGCTCGGTTACGTCCAATCGCTTCGCTCAGTGATTGTGGCCGGCGCATAGGCGTCGACTCCACTGTGCTTTGAAGCGTATCAAAAATAGTACGTGCCTCTGTTACAGAACCGGCGCCGGAAATAGCTTCGACAACTTTTGTCTTTTGTCGCTCATTTAGGGAGGTATTTCTCAATACTCGGTTCGTGTAAAGCAAACGAGCGTTAGAAAGGTTAACATCTTGTAAACCTTCTTGTAACTCTAGAACTGCTTGCTTATACTTTGTGTTTTGCTCTTTAAGCTGGTTATTTTCTGCAACCAACTTTTCTTGAGCCTTGTTCAAATCTTCTAATTCTTCTTTTTCATCATCGCTCTGGGCGCCGGCAAGTGTTCTTTCTTGCTCGTACTTGAGTTGTGATGTGGGAGTGCCGGCCCAGCCCGAAAGTGCGCCTTCCATTTCCACTGTAAGCTTTTCTGCGATTGCATCGGCCATGGAATCAAGGTCGAGGGTGTTTTCCTCAAGGGCTGCATTCTTCATTGCATCAGAGTCAGCCGCGACTGCGAGGGCGCCGGCTTCCGCTTCTTCGGCGTTATCATCGTCGTCATCGTCGTCATCGTCGACGAGTGCTTCATCGATATTTATTTCAACTTCTTCATTATCTTGCAGCTCTTTAAGCGCCTCTTGTAAGGTACCCAAATCGATAGAAATCTCTACCTCTTCTCCTGTAGACGGGAAACTGCTTAAGTTCTGGCCTTTGGCCGTGGAAAGGTCGTCAGTTGCAGCAAACGGGAGATCATCCTCATTCATAACTACTTCTTCTGCCGGCTCACCTAATGGATCTTCTTCCATTACATCCATACCAGAGATATCACCCATCGCGGGGTCTTCCACTGGCATTTCTTCGCCTGGGGCTGCCATTTCGGGTTCGAGACCTAAGTCAAGAGGTGCCTCCTCTTGTTCTAAGATATGCTCTATAGTTTTTCTCACCTCATCCGAGTACTTTTCTATAATAACATTTTCTGCACTTTTCAATGCACTCTCCCTTAATGCTTTCGCATCGACAATGGCTTCCTTCAACATACTGGACATAAGTTGGCTCCTAAAATTGCAACATTTCAATGATAAATAGTAATACTAGTATCAAAACGACTAATATTATAGTTTTAGTCAACTAGTTTTAGTGTTCTGTGTTTGTTAAAGTATAAAAGTATAATTAGCTGTTCTGATCGAATTCCCAAACACAGGTGACAACCGTGATGCCAGGGTCGAACGCAGGATTAATACTAACGCCTACAATATCGCCCGAAGCAAACATAGCTGTATCTAAAAATGTGGCAGTATAGGTGGTGTCATCTATAAAGTTTTGATTTAGGTTAATTGTGGCAACTGGAGTTGCTTGGATCTGCTGTTGGTTCGTTACACCCGCGTGTAGTGAGAATGCCGTCGTTGTAGATCCTCCTGTGCCGGCGCCTTCAAAGCGCCAAACTACTTTGATCAATTTGCCGTTATGGGGAGCTACCATTTTGTTGTTGTTTGTAGGTGCAGTATCTATTCCGACAGTGTCAAAGCGCAGATAAACTAGTGCGTCACTGCCGGGTGAGAATTTGTGTGTGGTATAGGAGAGTTGTTTTGCACGGAGCGATCCTGAGATGTATGCATCGCCAGAGCCGCTGACGTAGAACGCAGGGTCTGCCGAGTCGCTCTTTGCTGAGATTAGTTTATCTGTGTCAGAGCCGGTTATATTTAATTTTGCTGCTAAATACAAACCGCCGACGACTACTTGCCCGGAGCCTGTACACGCTAAAATAGTGTCGTGGCTTGGTGATTTAAATATCGCCACCACTTCGTTGTCAGCTTGCGAGGTTACATACAGGCGAGTGGAAGAGGTATCTTCACCGATAGATAATTTATCTATAGAGGTGTGCCCCGAACCGGATATATCTCCCGTCACTGCTAAGGTAGACCCATCAAACGTTAGGTTGGTTTCTCCGTTAACGGTGGTTGAATTAACAGATGTTAATACTCTATTGTCGGTGCTATTGGTATAGCTGGTGATGGCGGCCGGTGGGAGCTTGGCTGCAATATAATTTGAATATAGGTTTGTTAAAGTTGTCTTTCTTAAGCCGTGTGATGCATCTTGTACTAATAAAACATCGTAGTCTGCCAGGTTTTGACCACCATTTGTGATGTCTGTCGCATTTGTTGGATCAACGATTATACCTGCTGCAGCAATACCGGCGCCTCCATTACTTGTAATGGTTACAGCAACACCGGACGCATCGACTGTGATACCATCACCCCCTTGCACGGTCATGGTGTCCGATGAAGCTGTTAAGCCATTTCCATAATCAATTGACGCTGCTGGTAGAGCACTTGAAAATTGGTCAGGTGGAATATTTGTTAACCCAACCCCTGAACCGGAGTAATACGACGCTGTTAGCGAGTTATCTGTAAAGGTAAGAGTACTATAACATGTGGCTGTGCCATCGCCATCTGATATAATAACTCTCCCAGCACCATCACTGGCAATTGTTTTAATTGCTGGGGTTGTGACAAACGTTTCACTTGCTGTATCCCAGAACGCACTTGCTGAAAGTGTGTTTGAAAACGTTTTTATCCCTGCTACAGTCTGTACTGACCAGTCATCAACCATGCTTTCGATTGAGCCAGTTGTCGTGTCGGAGAACTCGAGTGTTCCCCTTAGTACATTATACGCCATATTTTACCCCTTCACCAATAAATAGCTTGTTTTTCTGTTAACCTCCACAAAAAAGAGGATGCCTCCCAAAAGGGAGGCATCCAAGGTTTAAATACAAAGCATTCAAGCCATTTGGGGATATCCTATGAGATCGCCCATTTGTCACTACCAAGATAGGTAAGTGTAATAGCACCATTATCGGAACTCAAGACAACCGCGGCTTCACCATCAATTGTTTGTGAGCCAGCCCGAAGAACTGTAAGTGCGTATGCACTAGCATTTACTGGAGCCTTTACAGTGACTTTGTCACCAGCATCTGGACTTGCTGGGCATGTCCAGGTACGAACTGCATCGAAAACAACAGAAGAATAGTTAAACCCTTCAATCAAGTTTGCACTGGCATTACCGATGTTGTTCGGTGTTGGTGATGCGTCAGAAGACAGAACACCATTGGTAGCGGTAATACCGGCACCAGCCATTGCAGATACAAGGTCAACAATGCTTTCCTTTTTACTGACGTTACTATCGTCAGCATCCGTAAATACGAAGCTATCAGCAGCGACATCAATAACACCGGCACCAAGGCCAGTGGCGTTAAGGAATAACTGACCACTTTGGGCTCCGAGACCGGAGCCAGCAGCAGCAGTAGCATAATCAACCATGCTGTCGCTTTTCATGAGACCATCAGCATCGAGGAAGTAGAAACTATCTGAGGCGACAGCAAGCGCGGTGTCAGGAACACCAGCAAGCTTGACAGAACCAGAAGAATCCAGGGCACCAAGAAAAGTTGCTGCACCAACAACACTCAAAGCACCTGAGCCGGATAGAGTGGTGAACCGACCAGTAGACTGGGCGGCCGCACCGATGGATGTACCGTCAACAGAACCACCGTTAAGGTCCATCGTAGTGACGATACCCATATCAGCGACTGTGCGACTAGCGTTTGTCCAGTTGCTGGCCATGCTAGTAATGCCAAGAGCGTTCGCCGTGATTGTTCCGACAAAGTCGGAAGCACCGACCACACTAAGCGTGCTAGAAGCCGAAAGTGTAGTTGCTTTGATCGAGGAACGGGCCGCAGCACCAATGGTTGCACCATCGATTGAGCCACCGTTAAGGTCCATCGTAGTGACGATACCCATATCAGCACAAGTGCTGCCGGCAGCGGTCCAACCTGCCGATGCATCGCGAGTAAACGCTTTGCTGTTCTCAGCAGTACCAAGAGTGGTAATGTCGAGATAGTTGAGTTCAGCAGCAGTTGATGTAACATCAGCAAGCTTTTGAAGATCGGCGGCCGTAAGGTCGTCGTTATCGAGATAGTTGAGTTCTGCAGCAGTAGCAGAAACTAAAGTACCATTGTAGTTAATTGCATCGAGGTACGCGGTACCATCAATATACAAGTCTTTCCATTTAGCACCAGAAACACCAAGGTCGAACGCGTCGTCGTTGCTTGGGGCCATAGTACCACTGAGGATTGCATCAGTCATTTGAAATTTATAAGCCATTTTTAAAAACCCTCCATATTATAAGTTTTAATTTGGTTTGTTTGGATAAGATAAAGCATAGCTATTCACCACCCTGCTAAAAGCAAGAGCAATGCCAAGCCCATCCTCTTATAAATAGTGTGTTTGCAGGTCTTGATCTCTAGCAAATAAAGTATTTGTTTGTGCCGTTACAATAAAGCGATAGAGCTGCATAAGGTGATTGCAAAAGTACTTGATTTTGACCATCGATTGTTTGTGATCCGGAGGCCAAAATAGTGATAACGTTTGTGTTCGAGGCGCCGCCCTCGTCCTTTACCACATATGTTTGTCCGCTAAGCATGACAGACGCATCCGGCAAACGAAGAGAGATGGTGCCACCGGTGGAATCAACTCCAATATAGTAATCTGTGAGGGAGGCTGTGTAGGTGGCAGTGATACTTGTACGGTTTAACTTAAGCCCACAACTCATCTTTAAAATATCACTTTGGAATAGTAAGTTTGCGGATCCGGTTAGATCATTGTCAACATTATGTAATTGTAGTGAATAAACCGGCCCAGCGGCGGTGGAGCCTGCACTTGGTAAGTTCGTTATGCCAGAGCCGTCTCCGTAAAGAAAAGACGCTGACAGGCTAATACTGGCTGTTACAGAGCCAACAACGTTTAGGACATTGGACGTGCCGTTAAACGTTAAATTGCTCTCGCAAGTTATTGTGTTAGCATCTCCACCGACATTGCTAAGCAAAGAGTTGTCAGTTGCGTTAGAAACACGTGGGACATTGATTATGTCAGCACCATCAGAAGTGCTGAGGTTGCCAGACACGATATTACCAACTATTAGATCACCAGGAATATATTCCTGTGCTGCTATTAGTGTCCCTGATACTGCGTTATATGCCATTCACCGCGGTCTCCCAAATGTAATTAGAAGACAAACCAGTTAGTGCCATTGGAATACAGACTAATGGCCGGCATTGTACCAGTAATAATATAGGTGGTGGAGCCATCGAAAAGATAGGGTGCTCCGGCAGAGCAGGTTAATGTAATGTTATAAGCCCCTCTGGAAACTACTTCGTCTTTTACCACGATCACAGAGCCAGCACCAAATATTGAAGCGCTTGGGACGGTGAGTATAACATTGCCGGCGACGGTTACTCCTAAAATATGATCCTTAGTCGCCACTGTGTAACTAACATTATCAACGTCGTAATAATTAGCACCGAAACCGCGGACGAATGTTTGTTGACTATAAGCACTGGAGGTTAATATACATACTTCTCCTGTCGGGCCTCCCCACATTTCTAAGCTACCAGTTCTAGAATGTCTGTCGTCTTGTGTGTTCCCGAAAAAGGTTGAGCCGGTTGCGTCAATGATAGCAATATTTTCATAGTTAAATACACTTGCACTCAAGGTGCCGGTGATAACCATATTGCCAGACAACACTAATGTTGAGGAGCCCGTGTGCTCTCCGTATGAACCTGTGAAGTATCTTAACCTAAAAGATCCTGTTGGGGCCGAGCCAGTGCCGTTAGTGAACTGTAGTGCGCCGGCTGGGCCAGATGCGATGCCGCTTCCTCCACCGGAACCGGTGTCAGAACAATTTATATATGCCCAACCAAACTTTGCCATGGATTATCCTACTCCTGACGAACCTGACCAGTTTGTGCCGGACTCTGTTGTTGTGCGCGGCGCTGCAATCGAGGTAAGACCTGCGACCACATCGACGTTTGTTGAACCTGAGACCCATATTGAAGATACTTTTAGTTCCAGGACTCCACTATCTCCCGCCGCACCGTTGGCGTCAACGTCAGCCTTTGGTACTGTAAAGTAATTACTTGAGCCGGTCATTCCTGACACAGAAAAGGCGACTTTACAATCAGCATCAACGTCTTTGTTGATTACTTTGAACCATCGTGTTACATACGGGAATACTATTTCATATCCACCCGGCCGGTCGGCATGCATGCCATCGATGCTACCGCTAGCCCACGGCGTGCCGCTAACTTGGTATGCTCCTACGTGATTTAGTCCAGCTTCTAAATTCCAACTTCCCATTATAAAACTCCTGCTTTGATAATACTCACTATAAATAGTCCTTATTTATTTCTATGGCGCCTTTCTTGTGCTCTTTGACTTTTTCTCAGTTCTTTCATGCGAAACCTTTCGGCTTTTATTCTCTTTTCTTTCTTTTTGACAGATGGTTTTTTATAATGCCTTCGGTCTCTGACTTCTTCTATTATCTTCTCTTTTTTTACTTTCTTAAGAAACCGGCGGATCATCCTTTCAGGCTGGCCGCGGCACTCTCTAGAATTCACTACTACATTTGCTGTTTTCTTTTTCACTTAAAATCCCTTATTTCATGTTCTGCCAGATTTGGGCGCCCGCACCGACTATCGAACTAATATCGACGCCGGCATCTCGCGGGTCGCCAAGATCTGTATTACCTGGTTGCGATTGGTTATTATCAATTGGAGTAGTCCCTTCGAATAAGTTAACGCCATTATACGCGGTGTTGCCCGCGGCCTCAGACATTCTTCTTCTATGCTCTTCCAACTTAATTCTTGTCTCTTTGGACCTTTTTGATATAGATGGCTCTACCGTGGGTGGCGGAGTCTGACTTTCTACTATTCTATTGGTGGTCATTCCCTTAGCTACCTCCGAAACGATATTTGAAAGTAAACCTTCTTCTAATAAAACCTCATGTATACATTCTTTCACCAAGGGTTTAATTAGTTTTTTTAATTCATTTTTGTTCATCTATCTTCTCTTTTTCTCTCTTAACTTGATACCCTTACTCTGTAAGTGCTTTTGTAGGTGTGGTTTAACAACCTTCATTATGATAGCTTTAAGATCTTGCTGGATATCTGCAGTGACCATCTTGCGCATCTCGCGATCTTGAATATCGGCGCCGGCGGCTTGGCCAATCAGAGCGGTAATCTTGCCTCCGACTGCTCTGCCGGCGTCGACTTGGCCCTTCGTTGGGGCCGCTCTGGAACCTGTACCAGTCTTGTCACCACCATAATTCTTGGCTTGAGGATCGGCCGAGGTTATTTCAATCGCCTTAGCTAACATGTCGGGGATGCTCTGATCAGGTTTATTCTGTTGCAACCACGCTACTTGGGCCTTTGCGAATTCTAACGCGGCTGGTTTCAGGGTACCCTTTTTTGCGTTAGCATAGTGATCAGCATCTCTGGTAACGAGGTTGTTCCCACTAACTCTTGTGATTTCTGGCTTTCCTGCTGCAATCCATTTTTCGGCTGCGTTTGCGGGCTTCGCGCGGCCACCAGTTGCCGTGCTTGTGTGCGCCTTATTCGTTCCCATATTGCTTCCCTTGAGGGAGCGGGCATAGTCTCTATCTCTGCGGCGGCTAGTTTTTGATGCTTCAGCCAACAACGTCCTTTCAAGTTCTTCAACAATCAAATCAGCCAGCATTGGAATAGTGGACTCTTGAACTTTGAAGCCGTTGGCTCTTAGTTGTGCGGACAAGTCCTTTAGAATCTGCTTTACAGTATTCTGGACCGCCATTTTATCAAGCTGAATGGGGGAACCTGCTACTTCCTTATTTTTGAAGCGCGCCATAATTGTGCTAAAAAGCTTCGAGTAAAGGGCACCATCACCAGTGAACAGTGCGACTGGCGCATCTGGCATTTGGATTTGTGGAGGCTTGCCAGGAGCCACGGGAGCGGTGGGGGCTTCGGCTGAACCGGTGGCCTCCGTGGAGCCAGTGGGAGATAATTCAGTACGCCTGGTGTTCGGCGCATCATCCATCGCATATCCAGCGGCTGCACGCGCGGCTCTGGCGGTTTTTCCACTAGCGTATTGTTTAGTTAGCTTGTGGCCGCCCCATGCTGCTTTAGCGGCGGCGCCGGCTGTTTTCACCCTGTCAAGGAAACCTTCTTCAAGGACACCGGAGGTTTCTTCCTTTTCGTCCTCTGTCAGATATTCACGCCAGGCGTCAATATATTTTTTATCGTCTTCAAAACTTGACCAGCTATTGCTCATTTTTCAATACCTCGTTTAATAATCTATTGATTTTATCTGCTCTCGTTACAATATTCGGAGCAGCTAGATCTTTCGCTTCTTTCACCATAAATGCTTCAGGTGTTTATGGCTCTGAAACAAAATCAAAACATATGAGTTTAAAGTCTTCTTGCACATATGTTTTTCCATTCTTGTTCTCGACCGAGCCCATTCCCCGGGAGGAGATACCAAGGGTCACGCCGGCTTCAACAAGAGACTTAAGTACTTTGCCTGATGGAGTGTCTAAGACTTTAGCTTTGCCCATCACTGATTCCCCTTCCATCCAAATAGAAGTAATTAAGTGAGAAGCGTTCTTTAAATTAATAACAGAATCGTCTGGGTGGTCTAGCTCGCCTAGGGCGCGTGACTCTCTCACAAGCTTTTCATAGTTTTTTACTTCTCTTGCTAATACGTTGTATGGATAGATTCTTCCGTTTCCATTTTCAGTATCTGCTTGTTGCAGCTTTCCCGAAAGTACCATACCTCCGTCAGAGACAAAGCGTTTTTCATCTTCGGTCAGTAGATCTTGACAAACACCACCTTCGCATAGCTCATAGTATTCTCTTAAAAGTTTTTGTCCCACAGCTAACTCCCTTTACAGCAATGTCTTACTGGCTGTAACATCCATTTTTGTGTCCAAATGCTTGTGTTCATGCTTAATCCCCTCGTCCCCGATGATTGTGTTTAGAATATATGATGTGCCAGAAGATAAGCACCCTAAAAGAAAGGCATTTACAAATGTTATATCAAAAATAAATAGTTTCGTAAATGAAGAAAGCAGTAATAAAAACCACCCAACATGGAAACCTACGCACATTGAACACTTAAAAAGTTCTCCAAGTTTTCCGCGGGTTGGGCGAAGTCGATCAAAGATTGATCCATATACTATAATTTGTGTCAGCCCGTAGGCACATAAAATGAATGTTAACAGTTCCAAGTACTTTCCTATAGGGTGTATAGATAGTTTAGTGAATATGGATCGCGCATATATCCCTTATTTATTGAACCCTTCTCGCTAGAATGCGGTACCTCGCCTAACTCCGTGGAGTCTTCTTTGTCTGGGTGCGTTTTTTCATCGTCAGCCATTGAGATGATAGCTTCGACGTGTTCGAAGTATGGTCGCTCTTCATCTATAAAGGACGAGATATTGACCAACACTAATTTTGCGGCGCTGATCTCTTTATTAGCTGGGGTTTCTAGGGTACCCTCAAAGGAGCCGTAAAAGGAGCCGGCTTGGACAGACTCTGCAACTACTAAGCCACGTTTTCTTAAGAAGCTCATTAATCTATTTTGGGCGCCA